TGGCTCCAACAATAACGGGTGCCTGTGTGATAGTATTCAGCACAGATTGATTGCTGCCACCACTAATGTTAGGATCAAAGCTTGGAAGATCGTCGTCCGAATTCATGTTTATGGTATAAATTTCTGGGCTGTAGTCTGTTAGTGTTAAACGTGCGCTGGTATTATCGCTGGGCTCTATGGATATTACCACAAGTTCTTGAGATTCTTTTCCTATTTCACCTAACATATACAGGTTATCCGATTCCACAGCATCACCAAAAGCCTGGCTAGCTGTAAGAGTAGTGTATGTTCCGGAAGCACTGATTGGATTTAGAAAATATGTTTCACTATTTTCTGAATTAGGCAGAGTTGACGGTGAATTAGTACGAATACGTATCTGATACTGTGTGCCGGTAGTTAGATAAACTGGCTCACTTAGTGTTATAGTGCTTCCACTAACACTTACAATACGTCCTGTGCCAGTACCCCAAAGAGGTACATCATGAGCTACACGCACTAGGTCTCCGCGGTTACACACCAAGTACTCAAAATCTACGTTAAGAGTATAGACTTCAGGACGTAACTTTGTTTGTGCTAGGTGCCAACGGGCTAGGTGTTTTGCTTGCTTGGCGTTGGTTACACCAGGCAGACTAAGTTCTTCAAATACTTCTGCTGTGGCTTTGGTTTTGCCAAAATTAAATACTAAAATTTCATCTGCTTGATAGGCTTTGTCGCTGTTAGCAAAAGTAACGCGGAACGCGTCCGGCAGCCTTGGTAGTAATTTGGTAGATTCAAAGCCCCAACTATTGTGAGGCGTAAAATGCTGTGTAACATATGGACGAGCTTGGTCAACCACAACAGTCCACTTACCATCAACATAACTTGGACTAGCTTTACCTGCTGCACAAATATCTCGTAATACGTCCATTACGCTTTGAGTTTGCGTAATTACGCTATTAAACTCAAACTTGAGATTTTTACAGTACCCATGCCAATTTTGTATTGTTGGTAAGTCTATTTGAGACTCAACATCTTGTGCTTTAATGCGGTAAGCATTGCCAGGATGTGTTAGTACATAAACAAATAAACTAGCAGGATTACTTGTAGCTTTGGGAGTCCACCCCATATACGGATCCCAGTCTTGGCATATGGTTTGTACTAAGGCATTTACACCATCAATACTACCGTTGGCTTTGCTGGTACTTTGTATACGTATAGCTGTTTTTGCTAAGTTAGTGTTTGGTATTTTATTAATTGGCCCCTGCGGCAGGTTAGTAATCGGGTCAATTGCATTACCATAGGCTGTAGCACTTAGTAGTGCAACCTTATTATAATTTCTCAGAGAACTTTCGGGCTCTGTTACATCGTCATTTACACGACGTACTCGTGCTTCGTAAAATCCTTGTGACAAGTTTTTGATCTTGTAAACAAAGTTAAAAGCATCTTTGCGTTTGTGATAAAATCCAGGAGTACCAAATACCAAAATAGTGTCTGGCGTTGGTAGATTATTTAGGCCACCGTTTTCATTAAAAGTAATAGTACAAGCTATTCCGGCCGGACCACCACTATTTTTTGCAAAAACTCTAACAGGATAAGTACCTTCCTCTAAATACACTAAGTTACTAACGGTGCTTGCAAATCCAGGAATTGGTATTCCAACAACTTGGCGGTTGTCTACGTACACAGTGCCTTCATCGTCTGCACTGGCTTCAACATGGTAGTATCCAGTATATGGAAACTCTACATTTACAGTCATATCAAATGTAGGGCTAGACCCTGGTGACCATACTGCGTTTTCTTGCAAGAATTTAGACCAAGCTCTGTCACTGTTGGCTGCAACTGCTCCATAAGTTGTAAGATTGCTGCGATTAAACACAACAACAGACTGACCCGCAACAGGTTGATTACTAGTTAGTGCGTATATTGCCCCACTTTTAATTTCCACTTTTATACCGTTATTTACTTGATAGTAACTACCTCCTTCGTCTCCTCCACTATAGCTATTAAATATATTTAGTTGAGTAGCGTTAGCTTCTAGACCATAGTATCCTGTATACGAAGACAGGTGGTTTTCTATACTAGATAAACTACCGCCCTGCTGTATTACAGTACATATTTTTTTATATCCGTTTAAGGGTAATACTGGGTTTATGGTATAAGTTGTTTGATCAGCATCACTGCCAGCTAATCCAGCATAGCTGCCAGATTTATATTCTGATAATAGCTCCTCGCTTATACTATTATAGTCATCGGCTGCCGCACCGCTAAACTTAACTATTGTACCGGTGTCGCTTAGTGCATACACGTGTCGTTGAGTTAAAGTTTTGTAGATGCCTTCTTGAGGACTAAATCTATCAGGAATAGGAAGTAATGTGTCACTATAGGCCACAGAGTTGGGTGTTTGTGCACTATAGTCACCAAAAGCATAGCTTGGTCTAGGGGCCCAGGCTGGCCAAGTTCCGTCAGATTTTTTCTTGCGTAGTTGAATTTCAACTGCTGCTGTGGCTTGCTGTATAGCACCTGCGGCATCTCCGCTGATTACCAGTTGACGCATGCCTTCTGGAAAAGTAAAAGCTAAGTCAACTGCTGTGGTATTGTCTTGTGCAAAAGCTACTTCTTGCCAAGGATTACCATCTTCAGAGTTGTTTACAAGCTGAATATTAACTTGCTGCTGTTCAACATCACGGCCGTACAATTTGTTGAATGCAATTTCTGCAGCGCTACCTGGATCGGTTGCGTTACCGTATAATGTAACAGGCAGTGGAATATCTTGTGCAAATTCTAGGTCAGCGTCATCTTTTTTGTTGTAGTAGTTGCTGATTGGGTTTGTGCCCACACAAATATCGTCTACTTTTAGTGGACCGTAGCCCCACACAATTAACAAGTTTAACAAGCTTGTGTCAGTTAGGGTATCCACATAAGGAGTGGCACCAAGTACGCCTGTAACGCGCATTTTTCCCAGCACCACAGGAATTGCGCCAAAACGACTTGCCTGATTGCTAGCACCCGTAAACAGGTTTAGGCCTGCTGCGCTGCCAGGGTCAGCATTTTGACCCGGCATACGCACAGGTGCAATAGCGTTTACTAATGCCATGCCGGCCATATTAATTGCCATGCTAGCTGCAGCAGTGTATGCTGCAACAGTAGTTGCACTTGCACCGACTCCTGCTAATGCTTGACCAGCTTGGGGGCCAAACTTAACAGATACCACAACAACAGCCAGTGTTAACAGTAGTCGTGTAGCGTTACGACCTGTGGCCACACACTTATATGCAACTGTTTGACCTTCACACAACACAGTGGTGTCCCAACTGTCTTGTGCAACAGGTACTCCGTCGATTAAAATAACCAGTTTACTGGCTAAGCGATCACTTACCGAGTACTTTTGTTTTACAAAATTGGCTAAGTCACTAACAGTGGTACCTGCCACAGTCCAGTCGTATAGGACTTGTGTTTGCAGTGGATGAGGTGCTCCGGTTAGTTGAATAGCAGATGGTTTTGCAGTATACTTGTAAAATCCTGCAAAACGCTTTGACCACTGTGCGCTGTCCAATGACTCTACTACACTATCGCGGCCCTCGCGAGCGTGTAGGAACTTACGCTCACCAATGTACACACCCACGTGTGCTGGTTCACCATAAATATTAAACAAGCACAGGTCACCTGCAGCACCATGACTAACATCTTGCCAAGTGTCCTTGTAGGCGTCAAGGGCTTGTGAAACTTGTGGGTCGTGAGCTCCGGCATACAGCTCCGTATAGCTTGGTAATTCAATACCAAGCTCTTGCTGATAAAATAGTCGAGCTAAGCCCCAGCAGTCTACGCCACTTGTGTCTCTGCCATTGTCTTTGTAGGGTAACCCTATGTACTTGTTGTAATCCATTAGAATAGTCCTGGAAAGTAGCTGGGAATAAAATTATAGCACGGAAAGGGTTCACGTGATAAGTTAATCATTGTTAACTCAAAAGTAATCGCATCCGCATTATACGTAGCTGATGTAATATAAAAGCCAGGAAAACTTGCTTCCACAGTATTGGGCGTACCGCTCAATACAAGTTCAATACCTACTCGCACAGGTTTTGTTAGTTCTGTGCGAATAAGTTCAATTGCTTCGCGTGTTACGTATTGTAAGGTAAGTGAGCAAGTACCAACCCCTGTGTCTTGCTCACTGGGCAGGTTTAGGGTCATTGGCAAGAACACATAGTCTTGGCCACGACTGGGTACGCCGTATACAATTTCTGCATCTGTGGTTAAGCTAGCTAATCTGCCAGTATATGTGTCTGCAAAACGAAATACTGGAGTAGTACTCGTTTCAGGGTCATAAATAGTAAGCAGCATTATTAGTGTTTCTGACGTTTCTGACGAAAACATTGCACGAACGGCTGCTGCGCTTAGTGTGCTTATTCTGCTCATGGTAACACTTCTAGTTTAAGGGAAGTCTGCCAGTAGCCTGGTGCCAGGTACTGCAGCTTGAAAAATTCGCCATCGCTTTGTGGCACAATGCGAACATCAATCATGGTATAAAGACGCGGGTGAGTAAATGTAAAACGATTTACTCCCTGCAAGTCATTGTTGATAAAAGCTTCCAGTGTCTGAGTCTGTGCTGTGGTCATTATAAAGCTAACATCCATTGTACTTGGACGACGGCTTCTGCGACGTTGCTTTGCCGGACCCATGTCGGTTTGGGTTCGTATTACATTAACACCAATGCTTTCCGAAAACCCCTTTTGGGGGCTTTGCGGAAAGTTGCCGGCTGTTGGCCATGTTGGAATTGCCATATTTTATCTCCTTGCTAGTGCAGGTCTGGTACCATAAGTACTAGAGAACGCATTTTGTGTTGCGGAACCGGTTTTAGCCACTTCTTGAGCAACCATATCTCCAACAATAACTTCAATACGACGATTACCGCGCGAGTCGGTTGTTTCACGTGTTTCGGCTTGTGCAGTTGAATAGTTGTTGACAACTACTTCAACATTGCCACCACCACCACCGGGGTTACTAACTCCAAGGTTGCCGTTGCTGTCACGCTTTAGGGGCATAATAGCTTCTGGACCTGCTTCGCCCATTAAGCCTGTGCCGCGAGCAAATTTAAACAGTGTTGGTGAGTCAACGATTTGGTTGGTAAATGCACCGCCTTTGGCAAATGCTTGAAGTCCATAATCAAAGGCATTACCTTTTGCATTTGGTAGTGTTGCTAGTTGCGCGGCAGTATATCCGCTTCCATAGGCGCCACTAGAAAGACCTAGCAGGTTCATACCTGCTCCAACTATACCTGAAGCTCCGCCCAGCCCTTTAAATAACATTGCTTGTTGTTGCTGAAGTTCGTAACGTAATAAGCCTTCTATAAAACTTTCAATCATAGAGCTAAAGCTTAGCTTACCGGTTTTGGTAAACTCTACAATTGCGTCTTCCATTGATTTAAATGCACTTATAAATAGTTCAGTGTATGCTTGTTGGCGTTGTGGTAGTGCTTTTTGCTGTTCAGCAAGTGCTTCTGTTGCTGTATACACTTTGGCAATACCATCTAATTCGGCGTTATAAATTTGTTGTACGGCTGCAAATCTTGCTTGTATTTCAGGTATTTGTGCGGTATTTGCACCAGCTAATTCTTTGGCATAAGCCAAAGCGTCTGTAGTATATTTCTGCACTAGTGCAGCTGTTTTAGCTTCACGCTGTTTTGCACGATCAATTTGGCCCAAAGAATCCAGCTGTTGGTTATAATTATCTAAGGTAATCATACCCTTTTCGTACTCTAGCTGTAATTCTTGTTTACGTATATCTAACAAAGCCAGCTCAGTATCTCCGGTAATTTTTGTTAGTGCTGTATCACGTTCTAGCGCAATGTTTTGAAGTTTCATTATTTCTAATTGACTATCAAGATTGTTTTTTCTGTCAGTTTCATTCTTGTTAGTTTCGTTCGAGGCATCAATAAGACCAGAAGATATTCCCAGCTGAGTTTTTGCGGTTTCAACAGCACTGCCTGCTAGTTTGGCTATTTTGTCATACCCTTTGCCTTGAGCTTCTATTTGTATTTTTGTAAAAACAGCTATTTGTTCTTGGGTGCCCAGTAGTGATATTTGCTTATTTAGTCTTGCTTCGTTGGCTGTATATGCGGCAATAGTGTCTTGCTGCTCTTCTAAGGTATCTCTGCGGAACCCGTCACCTTTTAAGTAAGTTTCGCGATCTTGTATAGCTTGCTTTAGTTCATTATCTATTTCATTTTTTGTTTTGGCAAACTGTGCAGCAACTGTATCTGCTTGTGTTTTAACAAGGTTCATCTGCTGTTGACTAGATATAGCTGCTATTTTTGCAAAAGTACCCTGTTGATCTTGCAAAGCTTTTAACGTTTCTGGAGTTTTTTCAAATTCACCGCTGCTAATACCTTTTGATATATTTTTACTGGTTAATACTTTTTCACGTTTTTCTAGCTCTTTTAGTCTTGGATTATCCCTAGCCGCTTGTCTGACTGGTCCGGAAGTTTCAGTTAAAAGAAGTTTTTCTATATCAGCACTTAGCAATGCCTTTTCAAGGCGTATAGGCAATAGTTCCATTTCTTTGATCAAGCGTTGAGTTTCCAATATTTCTTGTTTTTGTAGCTCAAGTTTTTGATTTTCTATTGACACACCCAGAGACAGCGTACCCTCTGTTTTAGGTAAGTAATCCAGCAAAGCTTTTTGATTATTTAAAACTCCGGCTGCTAGAGCTCTGGAAAAGCTTCCTTCTACTAATTCAAAGCCTTTTTTGATTGATTCTTCACTAGCACGTGCAAACTCTTTGGAAATTACCTGTAGCCCTGCCTTAGTATCTGATAATCTATCACGGAAACGGGCAAGGTCGGATTGTTCACGATCAAGCTGTTTTTGTATAGGGGCTTTATTAAGTCTACTATCACGTTGCTTTTCTAGACCTTTTACGCGTTTTTCTGATTCAACTATTAATTTTTCATAAAATTCAGCAGAATTAGCCAAAGATAGAAATGCGTCCTTGCTTTGTATTAAAATCTGTTGTGATTCAGGAGACAGTAGCTTTAATTTACTAACATCAGTTAAGATATCACGAAGTGCGCTTACACTTGCCACAGGATCCTTAAACGCTTCGGCTAAGTTAAAACCTTGCATTGCAAGTTCTCTGCCAAAGTCTGTTAGCGGATCTTTTTGAGTTATTGAATTAGATAAGGTTGTATATGATCGATCAAGTGCAGTAAAACCGTCTTTTATTGCACTCAAGGTATTTGCTGTTTTTTGTCCGGCACGGCTTGCTGCATCGAACACTTTGGCAATTTGTTCACCTTTGGCAATAATCTCGGACTTGTCAATATCGCTTAGTGCTCCACTAATAGCTTTGGCTGTTAGTGTTTGAATACCAAGTAGTTCTTTTAGTTTATTTTCTGCGGTTTTCTTAAGTTTAGGGTCGGTGATCCCCTTCAAACCTTCTGAAACTTGAAAAGCAATTCCACGCTCAAAATCTGATTTTAGGTCTTGACCAAACACAGATTTTATACCATCAATAAATCGATCAAACACTCCCGACTTAGCGTCGGCTTCTTGAAGAGCTTTTACTGTAGATCCTATATTGTCACTTAGATTTGTAAATGCAGTTGCAGTAGCAATAATAGCATCACTGCTTAAACTAGTACGGTACTTATCGTAAGTTAAGTTTAAAGCTTTGACGGCTTCTGTTCCGTTAGTTAATGTTTCATTTAGTTTTTCTTGTTCTGCAGCATTACTAGATAGTAATCCGCTTAACATTTGGTAAGCTCCAATAACTGCTGTAATTACTGCTATCCAGCCACTAAAAGCACTGACGAGTCCGCCTATACGAGTAATGGCTGCATTAGCTGCTCCAGCTATACCGGTTATAGCTCCGCGTACTTTACCAAGTTTTTCAGTTTTAATCTGTTCGATCATTTCCGCGTAGGCCACACGGAATCCATCAATAGCAGCAGTATCTCCAGCTTTGCTAATAATTTCTGAACCGGCAGCACTTTTACGCTGACGCTCTGCATCTGCACGCAGAACACCTAATGTTGATGCTTTACCAGGTTTTTCTTGACGTTCTTTTTCTAGATCTTTTTCTGTTTTAATATAGGCTAAATTAGCATTTTTTGCTTCATTAATTGTTGCAGCTAATTGCTTATATATATTATCTTGCGTTTTTAGTTTACTACCTATAGAGTCTAGTTTAGCTATTTCAGTATCTTTAATATCTAGAATACTACGAGTAGGTGCCAATATTTTTTGCACATCTTTACGAATTCGGCCGCTTGACTGATTGCGCAGCTTATCTTCCAATTCTTGAACTTTAGTAGTAGCTAGTTCGGCTGCGGCTTCTGAACGTGCTTTTATATCTGCTCTACGGGCTTCTGCAACACCTTCTGCACGAGCTAGTTTATTTTCTGCAAGTTCTTTAGATACAGCAGCAGCTTCACGTAAGCTTTTACGATATTCGCCAATAGCAGGAATTGCTTGCTTGACAATCATAGAACCAAGTGCAGCGATACCAAGTGTAAGGGCTGCAGGGCTAGAAGCTAGTAAGCTTACAAGCGGAACAATTGCCACGTTAATTATTTCACCAATACTTTGAGCTACGTTTTTTAATGTAGCCAGTAACTTATCGTAAGGATTGGTATCAATCTTAATTTCACCAAATTTTTGGGCTCCCTCAGCTAGCACAGCATTTGCAAATGCTTGACGACGTTCAAAGTCTGTTAGTGCATTTGCGCTTTTACCAACACTACGAGCATAGTCTTCTGTGGCTTTACCAACTTTGGTAAAAATACCCAATTCGTCCAGCAATTCAGGTTCTAGTTTAGTAATACCGCGTGTTAGACGACTAACTGCATCACTCATGCCTACGCCAAGTGCCTGAGAAGCTTTTTTAGCTACTTCACCAAGTTTCAAGAACTGTGCTTGCGATAGCCCACTTGAAACAGCCTTGGCTGTGGCTTCCATACTTTCACGCAAACTAATAGCACCGCCACTAGCTTGCTCAAATCGTTTAGCTAAGCTGCCTAAAGCTACGCCACTCGCCGCACCAAGCTGATCCAAACCTTTTACCATGTTAGTGGTATTCATTGCCTGAGACAGTGCATTAAAAGCAGCACTTACTGCAAATACGTTGGCAGCATATGTTGCATATAGGCGAACTAATCCGCCCAAGCCTTGCGCTTGGTTAGCAAAGTCACGGCCTGCTGCACCTGTGGCACCCATACCGCCACGAGCTCGACCATACTCTGTGCCTTCTCCGCCCATACCAGGCGTAAGGCTTGCTTTTACAGCTCGACTACCACTTTGAGTTCCAGTACTAAGCTGTTTTGTTTTTGTTAATTCTTTGTTTAAATCTTCAACGTCTTTTTTACGTGCTTTAACACTATTACTAGTATCTTCAAGACTTAAATTAATTTTTACTGTTGCCATTATTGCTCCTTTACTTAGAACTATTGGCTTTTAAAATTGCATCAATTTTTGCTACAGACCATTATATCATGTAACCATTCCAGTGTCAAACCAAAAAATTTTTAACGCAAAAAACCCGCGAGGTTTTAAGTCGCGGGTTTTTGGTTTGCTTTTTTGGTGTTTATTTCTTGCGCACGAACATAGTCTATTAACCTAACTAACATAGTAATAAACTTAGTGTCTTCTGCTTCGATTTCTGTGGCTGACAATACTTCTGTGATACCTATTAGGCTTTTGCCTAGGTAAAGACCACTCATACTATCCCACTCATCTCGTAACATTCGGTACACTGCAAATGCTTGCTGCATTTCAATTGGAAAATCTTCTAACTCCACTGGTACTTCATGCTCAAGCGGTTCAGTACCAAGTGCTTCACACATCTCGTAGTATTGGTCTTTGGTCATACCAACACTGGAGTTTTGCATGTAGTTAGTGAGCAGCTCGCTTAGCGTTTGTTGCTGCTCGTGGAAAAGTTTCCCAAGTCTGATACCTGTTCACTAATAAATGCGTCAAAGTTACTGGAATTTTTCATCAAGTACAGTGCATTTTCTGCAGTATACTCCAGCTCATCTTCAAGATTTTGTCCTGTTAAGTCAACTGGTGCTAGCTGCTCCAAGTAACTTAGTTTTAGCCCACTCCAGCCTTTTACAGCATTTTCAACATAAAGCTGCAAGAACATGTCTTCGTTGAAATCGTCAGATGCCTGACGGTTTTTGAAGCTGGTCTTAGTTGACTTTTTACGAATGTTTAAAAGTGTTTCACGCGATAAGAACGCAACACTAATTTTAAACCCAGCAAATCCAGGGTACTCGACCTCTACAGATTTTGAAGGAACTAACAGAGATTTTAAAGAGATATTTGACATATTATTGTATTAGGTTGAAAAAAGAGGGTTGGGGATCAGGCCAACCCTTTAAAAAGACCGATTAAGCGTTTGCTGTAACGTAGTCGATAGTTAGTTCGTTTGATTGACCAATGTCAAATGCAGAACCTGTGTAACCTTGTGCAGTAAAGTTGATAGTTGTTGAAACAACTTGTTCAGCGTTTACAGCTGGAATAGAAAGTACAACGGCAGGCATTGTAAAGTCAACGTGTGTTACGTTAGCACTTCCACCCACTGCAATCTTAATGTAGTAAGCAGGGTTAACATCGCTGCTAGAAGTTGCTAACATTTGCGACATTAGGTCGGCACTGTTTCCGCTACCTGTACGCAAGTAGCAGTTTAGAGTACCGCTAATAGCACGAGTGCTAGTAAAGTAAGTAACTGGCTTGTTAACTTCAGCTAAGTTAGCTGGCGTTAAGTAAGTAACGTTGTTGGAGATTGTTAAGCTACCACCAGTTAATGCTAGTGTGTATGCTGTACCACCTGCGCCAATGCCAGCATCCAAGGTAACTGTTGACAATTTGTTGGCAATATAAGGAGCTGTTGTGTTTTTACCCAATGCAGTACCAGTTAAGCTGCCTGCAAAAGTAATAGTACCAGTACCGCTTAGTGTTGGTGTTGCGATTTGACGTAGCACACCGCCTTGACCTGCCCACTGAATTGATGCAATAGCGTCTAGTCCAAAATCAATTGTGGCTGTGTTTAACACACAGTTATCAATAATAAATGTAGTGGTGTCAATAGTAATAATCATACCAAACTTTTGTAGCTGGTGAGTATCACTGTTTTCAACTGTACAAGTAGCTGCGGCAACGCCGTCAGTCCAAGCAGCTGTGCCGCTGCCAATAGCACCATCAGAGAACATTGCGTTCCATAACACAGATTCTTCACAAGTAATATTAACACCACTGTCAGCAGGGCGCATATAAGTTGTAAACGAAAAGTCTGCTGGATCAAGAGCTGTGTTAAAACTGCGCTGTCCACGAACAGGTGTAGCACCGGCTTCGTTTAGTGTAACAGTTTCTTGAGTTGTGTTTTGGCTAAAGCTGAAACCATCCAATACTTGGATTTCACGTGTGTTAGTTGGAGTAAAGCCTGTTGAGGCCACTACACCTGTGCCTGAATTAACGTTCGTAGTAAAGAATACTCGACTGTTGCGAATTAAATTAAATGACATATCTCATTTCCTTTTAGTTAGTACCACGGTACCTTAACTAGACATTTATCTGTTGCTGGCACGTTCGGTACGGTTTCTTACATAATCTGGTATCGGACTTGTAAGTTAATTTCACCAACCGCATAGGGAGCTAATAGCCCTTCATCAGTTGTAATTGACTGGATTAAAATCTCTGTGGTATCATATCCAGTATTGGTATCATAGACCAGATTTCTATTGCTGTCTACGCAATGCTCTATGTCTTCTAATAGTTTTTCAAGCTCGTCTTGAGCTTCTTCGCCGCGACAGTAAACTTTAACAGCAACACCTAAAAATCCCCATGCGAAATCGCCTGGATGGTATTCACGCATTTCCGAACCCGGTGTGCAGTACACCGCAGGAAAGTCTTGGACTTCGTCCCAGAACTTTAGCTTGGCAAATGCGTTATTACTAAGATTGACTTGATAAGGTAGGTTGCCGTCAATTAGTTTAAGTTTTTCTGCTAGCGCTTTTACAATTGAAGTTCTACGACTCATACGTTTACTGCCCTTAATCTGTTACCTACTTGGGTTGCTGCAATTTCGCGAATTGACTTTGATATCAGCAGTTTAGGGTCACGCGATTTGGGATATTGCTGACGACCACCCTCACTAAAAGTTGCATACGGGTTTTTCATATAACTATAAAAAGCAGTAATCATACCTGTGCGAGACTCACTTAGCTTTTCAACCTTAGCACTACTAGCTAATCGACCTGTTCTGTAGTTTAGTACATTGCGTGAATTTCCGTCACCCATGTTGGCACTGATTACATCTTGTAGCTGTGCATTAAGAAGGCTATGCAGGCTATTTAGATTAGTAACTCCGGCAGCCCCAGTAACATTTTTTAGTCGTCTGCGTACTTCTTTGTGCTTTTGCTTAGTAGCCTTGATCTTTTGCATACTAGCTTTTGCGTCATTGATAGTGCCTTTTAAGTCTTTTCTATATTTATTCTTAGCCTCTTGATTGACATATGCAGTAATAATATTACTAGGTAATTTAATTCTAGGGCTAGATATATTTTTTGGATGTTTTCTACTTAGGCCAAAACCTTCGCTTAGTATCTCGTCTACTATTAAGTCCTTTAGTGAAGGAGAACTTTTAAAGTCCAGTATTTCTTCAGGTGAAAATGACTTGTCCGATTTCAGTATTTCTAAGATGCCCTCTAGGGCTTTTTGCTGGGTGCTTGTAGGATTAACTAAAGCACGAATACCTGTACTTCCCGATTTTTGCCCAGCTAATTTTTGAACTAATTTTGCGGAAGCTGCATTATCTACTTCCGACTGTAATTCAATTATAAAGTTGGTAGCACTCTTATTATACTTTAAAAACGCAGGACTACTTAGAGTTTTTAGTTCTGCGGACTCAATATCCAACTTCTGTAAGTGCCTTATCAATATATCTAAAAAGTTTAAAGCGTAGTCTGCTTCATTCTCTGACATAATAGGCAGGGCTTCATTTTTAGAAGACGTAAGAAAGTTATATAAGTCATCTCTAGCACCTAGTACGGCGCCAGTCATGAAACCATATATATGACCTTTAATCAAGCCTAAATCTTTAAACTTAGTGCTAGTACCTTTACCAAAATACTTATCTAGGGTTCGTTCAATTCCGTCTTTAAATGCAACATCGGAAAATAGTATTACGGGTACCCCATCTATAATATCTACAATAGGCTTTTTCTCATTTGAGGTATTACCAGAATGTTCTGCGGCCAAAGCCTTAAAAGCGTTACCTACGCCTAATTCATCTGCTTTTGTTTGAGATACGACTAATCCCACATATTTACTTAAGCCTAGATCCTCTAATTCACTTCGGTTCTTGTTAAACCAGGTCTTATTCGTTTTAGTCCACTGAGCATAATCGGCATAGTCTGATACTTCATCAATATTTTTTCTTTTATCTTTAAAAATCTTAATAAAGTTTTCAGCACTCATGTATAATCCGCCACATAAAAGTCTAGTACTCGTTTAATATGTGCAGGCAAGCTAGTAGTTGAAATATATTCAATCTGTACGGCGTTTGTGCCGGGTGCTTTAGTTGAATGAATAGCACCATCATTTTTGCGATAGTATGTAACCAAGTCTAGTACTGCCAAACGCAAGTCTTCTGGTACTGTTTCGTATCCAGCAAAATAGCTTACCTTGTAACCATTGATCATTGGCTTAAATCCGCTGGGATCAATTGCTACTACAAAATCTCCTGTGGGTACCCAATCTGCAAACTTTGTTAGTTTAGTGTAAGTTTGGCCATAGTCGGTGCTTTGTTGAACACTGATAACTTGTGTAACAGGTGTTTCTTTTAATATCAGCGAGCCGTAGCCTCCGTCAAATACTTCAGTTTTTGCTTCGTCGTAGTAGTCTACGAATGTGCGGCGGCAATATGTTTTTACTAGTTCGCTTACTTTTGGAATCAGTAGGTCGATTTCTGCATCTTGATTAGTACTGGTGATGCTAGCGTATGTTTTATATTCCGCTTTTGTGATTAAATTTAGTCCCATTTAGCATACCTTTCTTGTTTTATAAATGCACCAGAGTACATTTATAAAACAAGACCCCGAAGGGTCTTGCTGGGTATTAAGCTACGTAACGTAGGGCCGAAACTGCTGGGCCTAGGTTAGTTGTAACTTGAGTCATGCCAGTACGTAGGCTAGCTACCATAACACGACGTTGTGTTTCTACTAGGTCTTGTGTGTCAACACGTAGACCGCGCTGATTACCAACCAAGAAGTTACCTGGTGCAAAACAGATAGCGCCAACAGAGCCGGCAGCTTTGTCTGCAAATTCAGCGCTTACGATAACTGGTGTGTTACCAATTGCACCGATTTGACCTGTTAACAATGTAGCAATTGTGCCAACTTTGTCAACTGTTAGGAAGTTTGTGTCTTCTAGTAGATCGTAGTAACCTTCTGTGCTTACGATGTAAACTAGTTCTGAAGGATCTAGACCCCAAGCACCTAGGTCACGACGCATAGCTTGTAGCTTGGCAACTGTCATTTTGTCAGAATCGCTGATATCTAGAGTAACGGCGCTTACTGCGTCATAACCTGCTAGACCTTTAACTGGGTCTGAGCCTGTGCCTTCACCACGTAGCATAGCGCGGTCAACAGCGCGAGCAACACGGCGAACCATGGCGTCACGGATAACAGGCATAATTGCCAGCAGGCTGTCTTCTTCTTCTTCGTATGCAACGTATTCGTTTGTGGCAACTTTGTACGCGTTTAAAGTGATTTCTTTTAGCGCGTGTGTTGATGTGTTACCAGCTGAGGCTGTTGTACCGAATGCTGTGTTAGCCATCCATGTTGCAACACCAGCTTCTGGGTTCACAGGAATAGTCATCACGTTGGTTTGCATTGCAATACCACGTAGGTTAGGAGCAACAAC